CTGCGTAGCGCCGGATAATTGAACCTTTAACATAATTAGTCCCATCAGTCCAAGCCCCAGCCTGAGAATCAAAAGCGATTACTTCAGGTTTATTTATCATTTGCTCCCTATTCTCTAAACCCTAAATGGATTTAGGTAAATAGAATAAGGGGCTAAATAGATTTAGACAAGTAAGAGCCGGGAGTGTCGGACATCTAGGAAGCCCACCCACTTCTCAACCATCTCAGAACCGGCGAAATCGGTCTTGGTAGGAAGGCGCTTAGAAACCCATTCAGGCTCGTTTATAGCCCCTAAATCCCACTCGTAGATACCTTTAGGCGTTGCGCTGATATAAAGCGTTCTAGCGCCCGTTCTAGCCCTTATATCGGCCAAGTAATCCCACTTATGGCGCTCAATCATTAAAGTATCATAATGAGTCCTACGGCACTTGAGCTCTAGGTAGGCGTTATGGGTTATCCCGTCTGCCCGGTCGGTCGCTGAGAGAGGCGTTAAGTCCGGGTATTCGGCCTTTAGCGCCTCGAAGAGTTCGACTTCCCTAAAGTAGGTCAGTTATCTTCCTCTCCATCTTCCCACCCAATCTTCTTGAGCGGGTCTGAAGGATCGAGAACCCAGTCCGGCCAAGAGCTGCGATCCATCGCAAAGGCTAGAGCTGTGCCTTCATCCATCCCGGCATTACGGCAGGACTTGTAAATCTCTTGGCAAGCAATAGCCCAGTAATCGAGTTTGGTAGGCGGCTCTTTAGGTCGAACCCGGCGCTTGACCGGCTTCTTCTTAGCGACGCGTTTTCGAGTTGCCACTCTTTGCCACCTTTTGCGCTAGTGCGAGTTCAAGAGTCGATTCTAACTTATCAAGTCTGGAAATTAGCGGAAGGTTCTCAAGTTTGATTATGTATCGAAGTCCGGCAATAAGTAAGCCAATAGAACCGAGGACGGACGCGATAAACGCCGCGATTGAATTGGCATCCATTTATTTGACTTTGCCGTAGCGCTCGTAGTTTGGGTTGAGCCAGTTGATAACGCTAGGCAAGACTGATGCTAGAGCGGCATTGGCAATAGCACTTACATCCCAGCCCACCGCTAGGTAAGTCGCTAGGGCTGCTGCTAGAAATGCTTTCGCCCAGCTTTCGGCTGCTTTTTTTAGATCTTTTAGCATTGTGTCTCTCTCCTGTCAGGTCGAACCATTTTGAGTCGTTGTCTCCGAGGGTCGTAAAGCTAATGTGAAAATGTGAGCGGTGAGGATTTGCGCCTTTGTATTTACGCCATTTCCAGTTAAGAATGGAGCTTGAAATCTTTGAATCGAAGATAATGTATTTAATTCGCTTGTCGCCTCGCTTGGCGCATTTTCTAATCTGCTCCACAAGTGCGTAAGTTGCTTCGGGATGGTCGTTAAGGTTGGCATCGACATCTATAGCCCGGACTACGCCATCGCGAGGGATATGATCAGAATTAGAGTTATTAGCAAAATGGCGAGCATCAGCGATCCAGCCATCGCTGCGCCTATCCCGCGAGGAAAATTCATCGTCTATCTGCTCTCTTAACTGAATTCCGGCTTTACAAAGTTTCGCCATATTCCTAAGCGTTTGCGTCGTCTTCTTCTTCGCCGTTGAGCCAGCGCAGATAGGCTTGATAGTCTGCGTTAGCAGGGTTTATTGGTATTATCGAAACTGAATCTCCATTAACCAGTTCAACATAATCAACATTGTTAAAATCTTGTTTAACTGTATAACTTTTCATAGTTCCGCGCTCCATTCAACTATTCTATAAATGTAAGTAAGACCATTAGAAGCACCGGCTAAAAAGTAAAGCAGACTTCTTATTTCATTAGAACCATTAGCATCCAGCGTAAAAGTAGTTGCAGAAGTATTAGCGCTAAAATTGACCGCGCCAGTTTGCGTTAAGGTCGGTGCGGTTCTCATTGTTGCAGGATGGACATAATTACTAAATACATTGGTCGCGTTTTGAGCGTATCCATCTACTACTGCTGTTTTAGCATCCTTGAAATAATACCTTTGGCAAAGCGCTAACTCGCCGCCTAAAGTTCCGGTTGCGGTTTGAAAATCTGTGGCTGTTGAACCGGCTTCAAGTTGGAAACCCCATAAATCTATTGTCGCTGTCTGAGTTCCAAGAGTGTTAGAGCGAGCGTTGTAATCAGAACCAGCAGAAAGCATCACATTTAATCTCAGAAAACCATCTGTGGTGGTTCCCAAAGTTTTACCTGAAATGGATGGAACGCTGACTGTCAATTCATAACGAACCCAACTTGTGGTAATTGCTTGTTTTGCGACCAAAGTATTTACTGCGGCAGAAGGAGAACCGCCATCGCCGAAATTTTGTGAAAGTTCTAATGAGATTGATGGAGTTCCTGAACCGGCTTTTGCCCAAAACGAAAGCACCGCACTCTGGCCGGCTAAATTTCTGACCGATTCAATTTTGTGAGAAAACCAAGCATAATCACCAGCAGCGGATTGACCGGTGACCGCGCCTCTCAAATAAGTTCCCCCTTCGTATCCGGCAACTGGAGCAGTTCCGGGAGTGAAGGTTTCTTTTGTGACTGTGAAAGTTCCACCTGAATTTACTTGACTCCAACGATCATAATTAAAAGAACCATTAGCAGTATTTGAAGCGAAAGCTCGTTGATTTACCCTAAAATCCGCGTTCATAATTTTATTTTTACCAGCCGCGAAAGTATCGCCACCGGCAGCAACAGCCCATTTTAGTCCTGTGCTAGTTGAAGAATCCGCTGTCAGCACTTGTCCATCTGTGCCGACTGCTAATCTTGCCGGAGTATCAGCCGCAGTTGCCGTAATTAAATCCGCTTTTGCGTCCAGAATTGTCAAAGGATCAACACTTGACCAAGTAAAATCCATATCTGTTCCGGATGCTTTGGCCAACACTTGACCAGTTGTGCCGCCTTTGAGATCAGCCATTGATGAATCAATGGCATTGCCAAGTGTGCGCATCGCCGCAGCACCATCTTTGACCAGATCTGTGTCATCCGGTGTTTGCCAGTTAAACGAGGGGGTATTTGCCATTAACTAATCACTCCAATCGCGTCCTGCCATTCTAAGGTATTAAGGATACTATTCCAGCTCTCTGTCCCATTGACTTGCGCCCATTGTTGAGCCACCGCGTTATAGGCGGTTGGAGAAGCTGTAATAGTGACGAACAAGCCATTAACAGTCGAGCGCCAAGTCCAGCCTTCTACAAAGCCTTCAAACTGGCCAAGTGAGATATTGGGCGGAAGGTTATTGAGGCGGATCGGTAAGCCCATAAATAAAGCTAGAAGCGCGTCTCTTTGAGTGTCGCCGATTTCGGTCGAATGGACTGGGAAGGTAATTGACTGGAAGCGCTCGCGAGGAAAGGCTCTTAGGGCAATTACTCGATCCGCGAAATCCTCGGCATCGGTAGAGTTCTTAATGTAGGAATTAATCTGCTCGGCGTAAAGGCCGTAGGTGCCTTGAGAAGTGGTGTCCTCGGCTGTGTAAGTATTATTAAAGTTGTTGCCGTAGTCGATAGTCACTTCATTAACTATGTCGCCTTGCTTGGCTACCGAGGCTATTCCGGCAGCGATAGCAGTATTAGCATCTAATTCTGTATATCCGTTGGCCACTAAGTAATCTTGGCGATGGCTCGCGTCCGCGTAGCTAATATTGCCTAGAGCGTCCTCATACAGATATCCGGCGGCTGACTGGGCTATCTGTTGAGCGATTCCCGAGATATAAGAATCGGTAATTTGTCGGCTGACCATTGTGTATTCACCGGCATCGATTTCGCCAAGACCGACATCTTCGGCATTTTCCCAAGTCACAGCCGGGTCGTAATCTGTCCAAGTTTGAGACGCTGAGATTTCATTCCAGCTTCCCAGTAATAAATCTTGAAGTAATTGGAGAATCTGTCCGCCGTCTAAATCTTCAGTTAGATTGCCATCGAATAGAGCTCTTTGAAGTTTGGCTAAAGCGCCTAAAGCAACGATATTGATTCGGGTGACTACGGCCGAAGATCCAGCAGAATTGACTTCAGTAGTTATGTCAGAGATACGACCACCGAATATTGGGACATAGGTTGCGCTTGAGTCTTGGACTTCAATTGTGATTGCTGTATTAACCGAAAATGGGTAATAAGTGTTAGTAGTGTTTATTAGTGTTAAATTACAGTAGCTCGCTTCGGTTGGCGCGTTAATATCTCGGCGGCCGGATTGAACAGTAAAGCCGACTAAAGAAATACCGGTGACATCTGTTCCGTTAGCCTTTACTCTATAAACCGGATTCCATAGCGTCATAGCACTTGAGCTATTTCCCTAAGTCCGCCAGCCCCACCAGTTCCCCGGTTGGCCGATTCATTAAGAGCATCAACAACGGCTCGCTTAAATCCTTCTTCATCGATAGCACTCGGAGCGCTTACATTAATTGTTATGCCAGCTTCACCCATTCTCGCCGCAGCAACATTAAAAGCCCCGGGTGCGCTTACGCCGTAGTTGATAATATCTCCGCGCTCTCTAGCAACAACATCCGCAACAGATATAAGTGACGGACGCAAATCCACAATTTCTTCCACAATCTTCTTAGCGGCATTAGCAGCGGTCTCAACGGCCTTCGCAACTGTCCCCGCAGCTGACGAAGTTCCGGCCGCTCCATCTGTGACTGTGCTAAGTCCCGGAATTGTTGTGGATGGGGCTGTGCTTTTCTTGTATTTTGAAAAAGCAGCTGTTAATTGAGCAACTGTCGCTCCGGTTCGATCAGGGAATAAACCTTGACTTTCTGCCCAACTAGCAAAAGCGTTAAACTCTCCAGCAGTCAAGCCCTTTTCTGTCATAAATGCTTGTTGAGCTGTTTGCTGACTTCCCGGCCTTCTGCTTACATCAACTTCATTGCTATCGGTAGCAGCTCTCGCACCTATACGGGAAATTAAACCAATATCAGCTAAACCGGGGATTGCGTTATATGCTCTTAATACTGCGTTAATTGCGTCAATTGCTTTGTTTGCGAGGTTAATAATTCCAGCAATTGCTTTATCAACAACATTGATAATCCCAGTTATTAGTTTTGATATATTGCCAATTATCGGACTTACTACTTTGAGAACAAGCGAAAAAGCCGTCCCGATTCCTTGAATAGCTGCGACAACTTGATTCTTCAAAATTGGGACGAAGTATGTGACGAAGAATGAATAAAGAGTTTGAATCAAAGTTAGGAAAGATTGAAGGTTGCCGCGATTAGTGCTGACCGCTTCTGAAACTTTATTAAATGATGATTGGAGCGCTTCAATTACTGGAACTAACGCATTGCGAGCGGTGCTGACGAAACTTTGAACCTGAGCGATTATTCCATTACCGCCACCGAAAGATGAAGCTAATCTTTCAATTACTGGAAGGAATTTATCATTAAATAAATTGACTACCTGTAAAGCGATTGGAAGTAAAGCATTGCCGAGGACTATTTTCGCTTCTTCGAGTCGAGCGGTAAGGATTCGCTGACTGTTGGCCATTCCATCGGCGGTTCGAGCGAAATCGCCTTGAGCGTCTCGGGTCTGTTCGAGAATTACCTTATGAGCTGCTAGAACCTTTTGCTGGGCTGACAAAGTTCCGGTTCCGGAATATATGCC